CCAGATGTTGAAGTTCGCGATCAAATATTCCCATTTGTAACTATTGACTTAATTGACATAGTTCCCGCAAATAATAGACAGTCTTCTGGTATTGAGTATGACAGCGACCAACAAGGTACACAAACACCTGTTTCTGGAAAGTCATACTCCTATACAACGCCAGTCGCATATGACCTAACATATCAAATTACTTCTTATGCCCGCCACCCCCGTCATGACCGTTCAATTATGTATCAATTACTAAATAAGTTTCCATCAAAGTACGGAAAGCTAGCAGTCCCTAACCAACTTGGTACAGAGACTGCTTACCGCTCTATGTTTCTTGATGGATTTGTAAAAAGAGATACCGCAGATAGCGAAACGGGTAACCGCCGCCTTTTGCGCAATGCTCTAACAGTCAGAATAGTGAGTGAGATGTCGCCATCTGTAGCTCTACAAGCCATTCCATCAGTTCAGACTGTAAAACACACTATCTCGTCCACCCTAACTGGTTACAAATCGGGACACTAAATGCAACTCACGATTAAAACTAAGGAGATAATCTAATGGCATATAACCACCCTGGGGTGTACGTTCAAGAAACGCTAAACCCCGTCGCACCGGGCACCGTACGTAGTTCAGATACTATCGGCGCTTTTGTAGGACTCAATGACCGAGGCCCTACCGTACCTGTACTAGTTAGCTCGTGGAGTAACTATGTAGATACCTACGGTTTATGGAATACATCAGTAAGTAATGACCTTGATCTTGCCGTTTATTTATATTTTGCTAACGGAGGGCGACAAGCTTACATACTTCGTGTAGTAGGGGCAGGCTCCGCTGCAGCAACTAGAAGCCTAACCGATGGTGCAGGAAGCCCGCAAGCTACCCTAAGCCTTACGGCATCTTCTGTTGGAACTTGGTCTGTTAACAGCGGATCTTATTACGGAGTTTCTTTTGCAGTGGATAACAACTCAACCACAGGTAGGTTTGACTTAACTGTGTACTTTGGCGGAATTACCAGCCCATATGTAGTTGAGAAGTATACAGATATGACAATGACAACCACAGACGCTAGATACGCGCCGTCAGTAATCAATGCAAGCTCACGTTATGTAATTGCTGCTGATTTGGGCTCTTCTTCTACTGGTTCTACCCGTAACCCATCTACAGTAGCTGTAGCTTCTGGTAGCTTGACTGGTGGCGCTAATGGAGCTTCAGTCTCTTCAATAACAGACTATAGCGCGTTTGATATCATCACAACTCCGCTTCTAATGAATGTTGCTGGTTGGACAGATTCAACTACAGTAAACGCAGCAATCTCTTACGCGCAAACCCGTACGGATACCTTTGTTATTGTAGATGGTATTGCCCCAAGCTCTACTACAGAAACTACAGCCACTACAACAACTAATCAGCTTACTGCCGTTGGAAACTATACGGCCTCATCTTATGCAGCTGTCTACTACCCACGCATAACAATTAAAGATGTGACTAAAGGCGTTGGGTCTGCTTCAGGATCTACACTTCTTGTAGCGCCTGGCGGAGCAGTTGCTGGTCGTTATATCGCAACCGATAGCTACCGTGGGGTATTTAAGGCGCCTGCTGGTCTTCAAGCCAGAGTAGATGGAGCTGTATCTGTTGCACCATTAACAAATGCGCAACTAGATAGCTTGAACTCAGCTAACAAGCCAGTAAATGCTATTAAATTTGTACCAGGCTCAGGAATTGTAATCATGGGTTCACGTACCCTTGATACATCTTATATCACTAGATATGTGCCTGTTCGCCGCACACTTATCTACTTAGAAAAAGCTCTCTCTGATATCACTCAATTTGCTGTCTTTGAGCCAAATGATTCAAGATTGTGGCGTCGTCTGAACGCAACTGTTTCAAGCTTCTTGACTACTTTTTGGTCACAGGGCGGTCTTAATGGAGCAACACCACAATCTGCTTTCTTTGTAAAAGTAGATAGCACAATCAATACGCAAACAACTATTGATAATGGAGAAGTCCACATCGAAGTTGGTGTTGCACTACAGCGTCCTGCTGAGTTTGTTGTAATTAAAATTGGTCAGTTTGACGGTGGAACCACCGTTACTGTGGCGTAAGGAGAGATAATAAAAAATGGCACTATCAACAGACAGCGTAATCAATAGGTTTTCCAGCCTTGCAACTGACCCTTTACGTTCGTTTCGGTTCATTGCAGAGTTTAGCGATCCCGCAGCAAACGGCGATCCTGTATTTGATACCAGAATAACAAGCACCGCCGCCGCCAAAGCTAGCGCAACTGCGGGTACATCTAGCGGTTTTATTGGTGGATTTATGTCCATCAGTGGACTTAATATCACAACGCAAGCGATTCAATACCGCGAGGGTGGGTATAACACCACAGTGCACCAGATACCGGGAATGACTACATTCACCCCTATCACAATGCAACGTGGAGTTCTTTATGGAAACGATCAAGCCATAACTTGGATGCGCGGCTTATTTGCTGCAGTGTCCGGTGATGGTATAGCAGCTGGGGCATCAAATAGCAAAGGTTATCGCGTAAATATTAAAATTTATGTGATGGATCACCCTAATGCTGCGGCTGATAACATTCCAAGAATTGGGTTTGATATTAGAAACGCTTGGATAACACAGCTAAGTTATACAGACTTAAACGCTAATGACGGGGCAATTTTGTTTGAGTCCTTAAACCTTGTACATGAAGGTCTTTCGGTGTTCTTTACTGATAGCTCCTACGCACCAACAAACAGCCGAAACCTAGCCTAAAAAACTATAAAGGAGTATAAATCGTGACACAAATTATAACCGATGCAGAACTTGTATCAAAATACGCTCAAAAAGTTATGGAGGAGCCTGAGCAGGTAATTAAAACTCAGGCTCCCTCTGAAACAGAAGTAGAGCTTCCTGGAGGATTTATTCTTCCTAACGGAGAGGTAGTAAAGAAAGCAGAAGTAAGAGAGCTTACCGGTGCAGACGAAGAGGCAATTTCAAAAGCTGGATCAACAGCAAAATCATTAAACGTTTTGTTACAACGTGGTTTAGTAAAAATTGGAGATAACGAAGCGTCTAAAGAAGATTTAGATACTTTATTAGCTGCAGATAGAGATGCAATTTTACTAGGTATTCGTAAAGTTACTTTTGGAAAAGTTGCTTCTTTTGTTATTAGATGTATTAGTTGCGCACACGAACAGACTACGGAAGTTGATATAGAAGAAGATGTTCCGGTAAAAAGTCTTACAGACCCTATTGCAGATAGAGTATGGGAGATTGATACTAAAAAAGGTGTTATAAAGGTAGCTCTCCCAAATGGTATTACTCAAAAACGCCTTATGGATAATATGGATAAAACTTCTGCTGAGATTAACACGATGTTGCTAGCCGGTTGCATTATTTCAGTAGATGGCGCCCCATCTATTGGCGCTCAAACAGCTTTATCACTTGGCTTATCAGATAGAACAAAGATTGTTGACCAGATTTTAGAACGTAACCCAGGCCCACGCCTTGGGGAGGTGAAGAAGGTCTGCAAGGCATGTGGAGAAGATATTAACCTACCACTTAGCCTTGTTGATTTGTTTCGCATATGAATACGGGTCATACGAGAGCTTGTTAGATGAGTACGAGGTTTTAACAAGGATATTTACTGGCTGGACCTTGGCAGATATAAAAGGTCTATCTGTAAGGGAACGAAAAAACTGGATTGAAAGAAGTCAACGTAGAGGTAGGAGGTAGGCAATGGGTAGCAAAGAATCTCTAAACATGGGGTCAGGCACTAACCTTATTAGCAATCTTAAATCTATGTTATCAGGGTTAACTCAACAAGTATCTGGCTTAGGTTCTGCAATGCACACATTGCATGGCGCTTCTTCTGGGTCCTCTGCTGGAGGAACCCAAGTAGCCCCTAGTCCAGTATTTAGCAGCGCGCCTGGAATTGTTCCTATGTCTGCGTCACAAAGTCAAAACAAAGTTGCAGCGGGCCCTTCAATCAGCGCAACTTCATCCCCATCATATGGTGGTGCAACTAATCTTACTAGCTATATTCAACAAAACCCTAATAGGGGTACCTTGTTCAGTGGAAGCGGTGGGGGAAGCGGAGGAAGTTCTAGTGGAGGAGGAGGCTCATCTAGTAGCTCCAGTGGCGGTTTTGGTTTTGGTTTTGGTGGAATAGCTGGAGTAATAAATACTATTACAAGTGCAGTTTCAACAGGTATTAATGCAGTAATGGGTGTGGCTAACAAAGTTGGAAGCGTTATGCCGTCTACTTCTGATTTAGTAGAAACTAATTTATTGACTCAAAGAGCAAGTTTTTTTAATACAGACAGATCATTAAGTACTAACGGCTACTCAGCGGCTAACAATTTACAAAATACTATAGCAAGAGCAGGTACAGTTACCAGTCCATTAGACGCTTTAAGGGGAATTACAGCTGCTCAAAGTTATGGAATTATGGGACCTAACTTTAATGATGTTATGAGTGGAATTGCTAATGTGTCTAACTTAGTTCCAGG